TCGCTTGCAGAATCAGCTCGGCAATGAGCTGGGCAGTATCCGAACACAAGGGGAGGCGGAGGGGCTCTCTGAGTTCGCCATCAAAGAGCGCCAGGACAAGTTCCGTGACGACTTCATTGAGCGGACCGGCCTCGTTACTGATGTTGAGCTCCGCAGCCTCAAGCTCTCAAAAGAGGCCCAGGCCGATCTGGACGCCTTCAACGCTGCGCTGGGCACCGGATCAACCCGTGCCCTGAACGTGTCCAAGCAATGGGCCGAGATCAAGACCAAGGGCTACCAGAACGAGATCAAGAGCTTGGAGCAGGGCCTTGGCCTGATGACCCGGCAGAAGGCCGTTGCGGAGGCCATGGCCGCCGTTGCCGATGCCCGCCGCGCTTTCACCGCCCACGGCTTCGAGCTTGGTGTCCAGGTGTCGGCATCACCAGAAGCCAAGGCCGCGGCAGTAGCCCGCCTGAACAATCTCAAGTTTGAGCAGGAGAAGGAAGCGATCCAGGAACGGAAGGGCCTGCTGCAATCCGAGCGGGAGATGCAGCAGCGGCAGATGGCGATCCAAGAGAAGCAGCTGCTGATCCAACAGGAGCAGCTCAAAATCGCGGTGGTTGAGGCAGAGAACAGTCGAAACAAAGGCAAGGAGACGACTCAGGAGCTGCTGCGCAAGCGCGGAAACACCCGCTTTGGCACCCCCGCCTATTTCGCCGTCACTGCAGAGCTGAACGCCCAGATGGCCCGCACCACCCGGGACAACGCCATCCTCAATCACGCCAAAGAGGCCCGCCGCCTGGGCTTTGAAGCGATCAGTCAACTGGGCACCATCAACAGCCTCGAGCAACAGCGCATGGACCTGCAGCTGGAGCAGCTTGGCCTTCAGGAGCAGGGCGCCCAGTACACCCTGGAGCAACAGCGCCTGATGGCCGAGATTGCCGCCGCTGGCCAGGACATCGCCAACACCATGGCCGCGGCGAACAATGAAGCCACCGCCCGCAACAACGAGCTCAACAACGAGAAAGCAACAATCCAGGATCAGTTGGCCCTTCAGGCTGAGCAGGTGAGGCTCGACAAGGCCCGCACTGACCTGGCCATCACCCGCGGCCGCGCTGCGGTTCAGGAAGCAGAGCGGCTGCAGTCAGTCCAGCAAGCGCAGGCCAGCGCCCGGAGCGGTGGCGGCGTGGTGGCCGTGGTCGAAGCACAGATTGCGGCGGCCGCGGCTGGTGTGACGGGAATGGAAACCGCCGCCGAGGCGCAGGAACGGCTCTATGCCGCGAAGGAAGCGCAGATGGAGCGCGAGCATCGGATGCAGCAAGAACAACTGCGCATCCAGCAGCTGCGCGAGCAATCTGAGCTGCGCATTCAGCAGCTCACACTTCAAAGCCAACAGGTGGAGATCACCTTGGCGCGGGCAAAGATGACCGCCACCCTGGCCACCATCGCGTTGGCCAGGCAACAGGACGCCCTCGGTGCGGCGATCCCTGGGCAGGGCTCAGTGCCAGGCCTGGGCAGCAGCGGCGGCGGCGCCGTCTTTGGAGCCACAGACGGCGGCACCGGCCGCGTCAGCAATGCCGAGGGCTACGTCCATGGTCACTTCCAGACATCTGGCACCCTCGCCGAGCTGCTGGAGGATGTCTTGCCTGTCGTCAACCAGCTGATCGAGCAAGGGGTAGACGTGACCCTGATGGACGGCACCCCGCTGAGCCGCGGAATGTCCGACCAACAGATCAAGGGCCTGCTGCGGAAAGGGGCCGGGCAGCACGGCCACAGCGGTGATGGTCGATCGCTGGATCTTTCGGTGCCGGTGGGAACCGCTGTGCCGGTGGGTCTGTCTGACGTGCGCACCGCCAACAACACCGCTGACGGGATCAACGGGCTGCTGCCAGGGAGCGGGAAGACGTGGCTCAGCCATCTGGCGCCGGGCTCAACGGGTGGAGCCGGCGCCAGCACCGCATCAGCGACCCCCGCAGCCTCGAACATCGATCCCAAAATCCTGGCGGCGGCCGCGGCGGCTTACAAGGCTGGCTTCAGGGGTGAGGCTCTGGCCGAAATCACGGCGGTGGCTTTTGCCGAGAGCAGCTACGACCCCACCGAAACCAACATGAAGGGCGGAGATCGCAGCTATGGGCTGTGGCAAATCAACATGAAGGACGGCACGGGGCCAGAGCGCCGGCAGCGGTTTGGCCTGGCCAGCAATGAAGACCTGTTTGATCCAGACGCCAATGCTCGCGCTGCTTTTGGCCTCTGGCAGGATCGAGGCTTCCAGCCCTGGCGAAACAGCCATGGCAATGCCAACTACATGGCGGCCCTGCCTGAGGCGCGGCAGGCGGCGGCCTGGGCGGAAGGTGGTGGCACGGTCGGCGCTGCTAGGGTGGGCCCAAGCCTCGATCAACAGCAAGCTGCAGCAGAAGAGCAGGGCCAGCAACTCGACACCGCCGAAGCCCGGCTGAACGAGTTGCTGGCGCAGATGACGACGTTCTTCGAGATGCTCAACAACCGCCAGAGCCTGGGGCAAGAAAACATGACGGAGGCGCAGCTGGCCGAACGCGAGCAGTTTGACTTTGAGCAGGAGACGGATCGACTCCGCGCCCTAACGCTGGAAACCCCCACCGGCCAGTTGGCGGCCAGCAGCACGCAGGCGATCACCGACAGCATTGCCGGATCCATCAAAGGCGGCCTTCAGGCCCTGATGAGTGGCGGCGACATCAAGCAGGCGCTGCTTGGTGTGCTCAGCCAGGCCGGCCAGACGCTGATGGAGGCCACCGTCGATTCCTTGCTCAACCCCATGCTGGCGCAGCTGCAGGGGCAACTGTTCAAGACGCTGAGCGGCGTGGACATAGAAGCAGTGGCACTGCAAAACGCTGCCGGTGCTCACGTAACCGCGGCTGGTGCATTGATGAATGCAGCGGCGGCCATCGGCGCCGCTGCGGCCGGCACGGGTGCCGCTGGTGGGGTGAGTGGCATCAGCCAGGCCTTCAGCACGGTCAGCAAGCTGGCATCGCTGGCCGGCGGCCTGGGTGGCGGCATCAGTGCCGGCATTCAGAGCGCTGGTGCCGGCATCAGTGCCGGCATTCAGAGCGCTGGGGCGGCAGCTGGCGCAGCAGCGTTTAATTCCGCAGCGTTTAATTCCATCGTTCCGATTGGTGTTCAACCGTTCACCGCCGGCTTTGCCGGTGGCGGTGAGGCGCGCTACGGCCTTGACTACCTTGTAGGGGAAGGAGGCCCTGAAATCGTGCGCTTCAATCGCTCCGGCGGCAAGGTCACCAGCAACCGGCAATTGAGCCAGGCGCTTGGTGTTCCCTTTCAGCGCGCCCCGGGCGGCAAGGCAGAAGTGGCAGGCGAAACCCTGGGGATGGGCACCCCTGGCGTTCCGTTCGCTCGCACCGTCAGAAACTCCGCATCACCCGCAACCCCTGGCGTTCCGTTCATCAGGCCCAGCGGGGGAGAGCGCAGCGGCGTTCCGTTCATCAGGCCCGGCGGGGGAGAGCGCAGCGACGTGGCCAGCGCCCGCCGGCTGCAGATTGGCATTGAAACCCAGGTGATCAATGGCGTCGAGTACGCCACGGTGGAGCAGGTGCGGCAGGCGGCCAATGAATCCGCCGAGGCCGGCCGAGAGTCCGCCTACACCGGCATCCAGAACAACCCCAGCGTTCGGCGCGCCCTGGGGATGTAATGGCCGTTCAGCTCTGCGCCTACATCGTGTTCGTGGATGCAAGCGGCACCCCACAGGTGGGTTACGCCTGGCAGAACTTCTGGGCTGGTCAGCTGCGCAGCTACGACGGTCGGGATCACGTCTTCATGGGATTCCGCATCAGCGATTCGGCTGGCGCCCGCGGCGGTGATCGATCACAAGGCGAGCTCAGAGTCAACCGGAATCAGCTCGCGCTCAACGTGTTGGCAGAGGCCCGGGCCAATGCCTGGAAGATCCGCGCCGATATTGTGGTGGTCGATGTTGTCGCCGGCAGCGACGTGCGGCTCCTGTCCAGGCACAACTGGCGGCTGGGGCCGATCGAGCGGCAGGCCTCCATCCGGGTGCAGCTGACCAGCCCCTTGGACGCCGTGCGTGGCGACGCCCCCCGCCGCCGGCTCAGCACTGAACTGGTTGGCCAGGTGCCAGATACCGGCTCCCTGTTTATCGCATGACGATCACAGCGCCCTGGCTTCACTACCTTGGCCTCCCTTGGCAATGGAACGCCGACCCTGATCGAGATGGCGGCACAGACTGCTTCCGCCTGGTGCTCGCCGTCCTAGCCCTCCATGACGCCCCTCGACCTGAACGGATTCACCGGCAGTGGTACGTGGCCGCCGGCCGCGGCTATTGGGATGAAGTGCTCGATGAACTGGAGCTCGGCACCTATCGGGTGAAGGGTGGCTGCAACCTGGACATAGCGCAGCTGGACGGCGGCGCCCCGATCGCCCTGGGCATTTGCGTGGCCGGTGGTTTGCTCACTTGCTCCCGGGAAGAAGGGGTGCATTGGCGGCCCATTGATCCAGCGAACGTGCTCCGCTGGTGTCGCTTCTATCCAACGCCATCACTGCAGGGCCAGCCATGAAACATCCCCTCCCGCTCCCTGGTGACGAATACCTGGCCGAGCTGCTGGGATGGACGCCAGAGCAACTGCTGCAATACCAAACCGAACGCTGGCAGGCGGCGGCACAAGCTCCCGCGCCCCTGGTGGTCTGCGAGCCGATCTCAGGAACACTGGCGGTCATCTCGTTGGTGACCACAATTCTGTCGGTCGGCTACACCCTGCTCAGCCTGCTGCTGGCTCCAAAGCAGCGGCGGCCTGGAGAGATCAGGAGCACCCAGCGGCAGGGCGACACGATCAGCGACAGCGGCCGGTACTCTCCACGCCCTGGCTTTGATTCAACCCAGGAGGTCGCCAGGCTCGGCACTGTGATTCCCGTCACGTTCGCCCGCCGCGAGTTCCTTCCCGCGCTGAATGGACGCCCTGAAGGCTTCTACGGGGGCATTCGGATCAATGCGGGCCTGGTCTGGTCCCAGATGCTCAGCCTCGGCGGCTCTCAGTTGTTCCGTGGCGTCTACGTGCTGGGGGAGGCGCCGATCGCCAGCGTTGACCCGCAAGGATTTGCGCTCGGCAACAACCCGCTGCGCTCCTACGACCTGGGCACGGACGGGGCCAACGAGGCCGCGGCGCGCCTGACGATCTACAGCCGGCCGGGTGGAGGCCGCATCCTTGGCACCGATCGAGTGGCGGGCCGGCTGGCCTCTGCTGATCTAGGCAATGTAGAGAATGCCGGCGGTGCGGACGTGTTTCAGCTGGGCAGCCTCGGCAATGCCATATTGCCGGATGCCTGCGCAACAGGCCGGCCCAGCACGTCCACCTCCTTCGGCCTTTACGCCACCGTGGCCAACGGCCTTGGCTATCGGGTGAACCCCCAGCTCCGGCCCACGCGAGTGATGACGGCCAAGCCCTCTGGGAATGACGGAAATCAACGGCTTGATCCAACTGACGACGTGGTGGCCCTGGGCGCGCTCTGGAAAGCTCGGAGCATGTGGAGCGGCCGCAGCGGCATCACCACCACCAGTAGAGACTGGGTGAGCAATTCCGCCACCCTGGAGATCGGCGACAGCTTCCTTTATCTCCTGTCGAACACCACCGACGCAAAAACCCAGTTCCAATTCGACGGCTCCCAGACAGACAGCGACCAGAAGCATCGCGAGACATTTTCGGACGTGGCTGTGGCAATCAGCAGCCGCCAGCGTTCAGCAGATGACGCCCTGCTTATTGGCGACATCTACAAGGCCGGCAGCTGCCTGGCGGTGCTGGAAACTCGCACTCCTGCCACCGATGTTTTTGTGAGCGACGCCGACAACGAGCCGGTAGGAGGTGGCCAGCAGATGGTTTGCCTGTTCCGGGTCATTCGCGGCGGAATCGTCAACGAGACAACGGACAACGAAATCAATCCATCAACCAGTGGAGGCAGAACAGAGCCGCGGGTGGCGGATGAAAGTGATAATTGGGATTGGGCCAGCATTGATCCAGGGCCCCGCTACCCGACCGGCACCAGCCGGGGCCATTTGCATCGCTGCGCCATAGCTGACTTCACCCTGGCTCGCCCTGCCCAGGTGATTGAGATTGGCTTCCGCAGCACCGTAGGGATTCGCGGCCAGGGCTTCGCCAACGTTCGCCAGATCCCCAGCCTGCGCGAGATCAACAAAAAGGCGGGCGGTGAGCGAGAGGGGGAAATCCTGAGATCAGGCGACAAGCTTGAAATCTCATCGTTCCAGACCGGCACCCGTTCGTTCAGTGAGGAACGATATTCGTTCTTTCGTGTTTCGTATCGGGCAGAGGCCGGGGCGACCTTCACTGAATTGCCCACGATCTACGGGGTGCGCGGCCTCACCCAGCAGCCTCAGTACAACTATTTGCGGCTGCAGATGCCCAGCGCGGCCCGTTGGCAATACCGCATTGAACCGCTCAGTGGCTGGGAGATCCGATCAGGGGCACAGGCTGGGAGCATGGCGGTTCTGGACGCCCGGCGCAACGTAATCGAATCTGTGCAGAGCTTTACTGATGGCGCGGTTGTTGCCACCTACACCGGGGAGGCACCGTTTACCCGTTCTGTCGAGCGCTTTTCCCTCGACTCCATTGAGCCCAACGAACGGAGCTCGCTGGTCGGCTTAACAACGCAGACCAACAACGATCGCGGGAGGCCTGGGACATATACCAATGCCGTCATCCTGCAGGACGGGGAGGCAACCAACTCGCGAGCCACGGTGGTGGTGCCCACTGATGGCAACTTTGATGATTTGGCAATCACGATCACGGAGGCAGGCAACGACTACAACGGCGATGACGCCCTGACCTTGATCAACGGGGACAGCGGGAGCAGCCGTGTGCTCAGCACCCGCTCATTTCAGCTGGCGCCAACCAGCATCGCCTTCTTTGGTCGGCTGAGTGTCCCAGAAAACACGGTTGTACCGCGGACAGGAAGCCGGGTCAGCTTTTCGGGCACTCTCCCCGCCGAGCTTGAAACGGGCCGCACCTACTGGGTGGCCGCGTTGCTGAGTGGCAATGTGTTCTTTGTCTCAGCGACAGATGGCGGCTCTTTGGTCCCGGTCAGCGTGGGCGGAAGCAGCAGCGGAATGACCTGCACCCAATGGGTGGATGCGTTCACGCTGACCGCCGCTTCGGCCGGCCCTTTCACGGTGGTGGGAGGCCCGGCCGTTCCCGCGGTTGACACCCCAATCGAGTTCGACTCGACCGGCACCCTTCCTTCCCCTCTCGTTGCTGATACCGAATACTTTGTTCACAGCGTTGGCGCTACAACGTTTTTCGTTTCCGCCACCGTTGGCGGTTCATCCATCAGCCTCTCGACGGCCGGCACGGGCGTGATCACCGGCCGGATCAGCAACGCCACGAACTGGGTTGGCGCTCCGCTGCTGGGCAAAACGGACATTGGCATTGGCTGGAGCGATGAAGACGCCCTCACCGATAAGTGGGCGAAGGTGGCGGAGGTGTTTGTCTACGACGAAATCCAGACCAGCGCATCCGTGGGCCCGGAGCATGAAATCGCCTATGTGAACGTCATCCAGACCAACGCCGTCGCCCCGAGCTACCGCAACCTGGCCGGGCTGGGCCTCTCCATCCGCAGCTCCCTCGAGTTCAGCTCTGTTGGCCAGTTCTCTGCGCAGCTGCTCGGCGGGCACAGCGCTGAGCGCTACCTCGAAGAAACAGCTGGGCCCAGCCATCTGCTGCCAGATGCGTTTCGCACTCTTGCGTTAAGCCCTGATTTTGGCGGCGGCCTGGAGGTTGCCCCTGATCAGATCAACGAGCCCAGCTCTGTGGTGGCCGCTCAATGGTGCTTCGATCGCCGCTACTTCTTCGATGGCACCCTGGGCACCCCAGAGAACCTGAGAGGGTGGGCAGCTGAGCAGGCCCCGTTGCATCTGCTCGCCTTCTATGAGCTCAATGGCCAGTTCTATTGGAAGCCAGCGATCACCTGGGACCCGGTGCCAATCGTTGACCTGTTCACGGCGGCGAACATCAAGCCCGGCAGCTTCAAATCAACAACCAGCGACGACGACCAGCGCCGCCCGATCCAGGTTTCAGGCGCCTACCGCGATGAACGGGCCAACGATGACATCCAGGCGCCGGGCATGTTTGCCACAGCGCGAGAGATCACGATCCGGGAGGCCTCCGGCAGCGACAGCGACCCGATCGAGCCGCTCGACATCACCGACAGCTGCACCAACCGGTGGCACCTGCTCGACGCAATGAAGTTCTTGATCCGCTGGCGCCGGCTGGTGGGTGATCCGATCAGCTTCGAGACAAATTACTCTGGCCTGCTCCGCCCTATCAGCCCAGAAGACCATATCGCCGTGGCTTACGACGAAGTGCTCGATGAGCTCTATTCCAACGGCGCCGTGTTGGCAGATGGAACGCTGATCGCCACCGAACCACTGGCGGATGGATCCTACGAAGTGCTGGCATGGGACGGGATCACGCTGCCAGGCCCCACGATCCAAACCCTCACCGTTACCGACCAAGGGAAGACCGGCTCACCGGTGGGCATCAACTGGACCCGCACCGCGCCGCCCCAGGTGCGAACCTACCGGGTAATGCGGGTGTCTCCCACGGATGACGGCCGCCTGCGGATCGAGGCCCTGCTGATGCCCACCGATGATGAAGGGCGCCTGCTGATCTCCCTAGATTGGGACGATGAAGATGCCTGGGTGATTCGAGGCTGATGGCGATCGATTTCCCTGCTGTCGAACCCACCCGCTTTGGGTTCCTGATGCCTCGCCATCCGGTCACCAGCAGCGGAAGCGAGAACGGCATTCAGGATCAACGGCTCTGGGCCAGTGTGGCGAGCGGCGCCCAGCTCGATCTTGAGTTTGGGAACATCAGAACAGCAACGGCTCAGCTGATCCTGGCCACCTTCAACAGCAGCCTGTCTGGCGTGTTGCCGCTCACCTTGCCGGCGATCCTGTTTGCTGGCATCGGTCCAGAAGAGGTGACCTTCATTGAAAGCCTGACCACGGCCGCCGGGCAGAGCTGGTATTGGCCTGTCGGCCAGGGAGCTCCTACCCCGAAGATGTCCCTCACCTACCGCCGCCGCTGCTCATTGGCCGTGATGCTGGAGGCCAGGCTGCAGAACAGCCCGTAAGGCTTCACCGGGGCCCTAGCTTGCTCTTAGCAGGGTGACAGGGCTACGGATGGGCGTTCGCAATACCACCAAGTCCGATGTCTATTACAACGGGCAGCTGGTCGGGAAGCTCACCGATGCGTCTGTAAGCGTCAGCCGGGACAACCTCCCCACCACTGGAGTGGGTCAGCAGGCGGCCACCTCCGCCAAGGGCCTGCGCGAAAGCCAGGTCAGTTGCACCTTCATCTACGACCCGGACAACAGCGCAGGGGTGGCCCTGGCTAACTCCATCTGGAACGATGATGAGGAGGTAGAGACGCTCCGAATCGTCACGCAGCGCGGCAACACTCGCGCCGACTTCACCATGGAGGTGATCAGCGTCAGCCTCGGCACACCGGTGCGAGTGCGCGAGCTCATCAACTGCTCCATGCAGCTCGCTGTTCAAGGTGATTTGAGCGGGAGGTTCTGATCGGTGGCCATTGACGGCGAGATTGGCACCGTCCAGTTCTCTCGGACCTGGCCCGAGCCGGTCCTAATCACTGATGAAGCCATCACCGCACCCGGCGCCATCGTGCGCCTGAGGATGGACGCGGAAGGCTTCTGGAACGGCGATCACGTCCTGCTTTCTTCACCCCTCGGCCTCCCGTTCGATGTCTCCGGCACTGGGTATGCCAACACCCCGGATGGCCACACCTTCTGGGGCACCGCAGGGGGCCCCGCTGGGCCCGCCACCCTGCACCGGACAGATGACACCGGCCCATTCTGGAGCGATGACGACGCCGATCCCTTCTGGGAGGATGCCAGCACCACCGGCCTGACCACCCAGCTGGGCGCCTACATCCATCGCAATGACCTGGAGCAGGCCACCTTCTACAGCCTGGAGGTGCCCGCCGTGAACGGCGAGGCCCTGGGTCGAATCCCGCTGTTCCCTGTCGGCTTTGATGCCATGGTGATCAGCGTGTTTGCCACTGCACCCGGTTACCAGAGCGATCTACTGCAGGCCGCGGCATCCGTAGAGCGCCCTGAGTGGAGAGAGTCACTGCTCAGCGACCTGATTGCCTTGCCGGCCTCTGTCAAAGAAGCTGCGGCAGAAGCCGACACCCGCGGGTGGAAGGTGATGGCGGATCTGAGCGGTTGGGATCTGGAAACGGATTGCGGGGCCCTGGATCAAGCGGCGATCGGCGAAGCGTTTGGATCGGTGGCCGTCAGCCAATTAAGCGGTGCCGGGAGCTTCATGGGCGAGGTGTCCAACACCTACGCCCCTGGCATCACAGTGGCCGCCAAGATGCTGCACCTGCAGCTCCTGACCCAGCAGGGCGCATCGGCCACCGTGCGCTTCCTGGTGGCCGATGGCGGCCGCGGACACAGCAATGGCGTCTGCTTCATCAAGGAAGAGTGCTTATTTTATGAAATGGACGTGCTGCTGACGAATGTTCGCCTGAGCACTCAGACAGGAGACACCAAAAAGGTGCGCGGACAATTTGCCAGCATTGGTGGAATCCGCTTTGTTGTCGCTGATCGGAGCCATCCTTTGGCGATAGCGAGCTTGGCCTAGCCTGAAGTCAACAGCAACAGGTCATGGCCCGGATCAGTCTGGCGAACGCCGCATCGGGGATTCTCAACGCTTTTGGCCCCAGCGGTCAGGCCAGGGCAAAACCCCAACTTGCAGCGATGGCGGATCTGCTGCGCCAGCTCGTTGGAGATGCGAACGTCGCGCCGGGTTCAGGGGAATCGATAGACCCGTTGCAGGCCCCCTTCACCCTTTACGTCAACCCGTTCATCGGAAGTGATCAGTTTGTAGCTGGCTATTACAACAGCTTCGAGACTACGGGCACTGATCAGCAGATCATTGACCAGAAGCTGAAGAGGATCAGCAACCAGCAGATGACCTGCGGCTACAGCGCGCACCGGCCATTCCGCACCATCAACCGAGCGCTGCTGGAAGCTGTCATTATCACCTCCAGGAGTTACTACACGTTCGCATCGGCTGCCGCGCAGGTTGATTGCGTTCGTGTGTGCCTGTCTGATGCACAGCACCTTTATTACACAGAACCGCCAACTGGTACGCCCACGGTTTGGACTGATGGCTACACGCCTACGAAAGCCGATCTGATCAATTTCAACCCAGCTGGTGGGGGCGTTATCGCACCTCGATACACGTCAATTTCAGGCAACGACTACCGCAAGTGTGTCATCCGACCCTCCTGGACGCCGCCGGCTGCTGACCTGGCTGCCGATTACTCCAATGCTGTGGCATTGCTGCAGGTTACCACCAGCGCCTACTTCCGTGAGATCACGTTCCAGGACAAACTGGGGCAGAACGAATCCGATCACCTTGCTTATTGCTCTGGCCCGGCAAGCGCCGCCGCCCTAGATGCCCTCTACGCCAAGGCCCTAGCAGCGTTCGGCACCGTGGCCGATCTGAACCCGGCGCTGGTGGTAACCCGCCCAACCGAATACGAAACCGTGGGACCATTCCCCGGCAACCCACAGCTGTCATGGGACACTGTTGTGGGGGCAAGTCCTTATATCTTGAACTGCGCCAATCGCTCTCAGTGGGGCCGTGGCGGAGTGCTTTGGGATGGCGCCAAGTTGGGTGGCCTGAAATCGTTTGTCACCGCTCAGTTCACCAATACGAGCGAACAGAACGACGTCAATTCCTGGGAGGTTTATAACGGCAGCAACTGGGTAACTCCAGCGGATTACGACGCCCTGATTGCGGCTGATCCCAATGATACCCGCGCCAAGTTTGCTCGTAGTTCCCGGCACATAACCTGCATCAATGATGGCTTTGTTCAGGAAGTCAGCATCTTCGCTATTGGCACCAACTACCACAACCTTGTTGATACTGGCGGGGAGATCACCAGCTCTAACGGAAACAACACGTTTGGTGGTTGTGGGGCGTTGGCAACTGGCTATAAGTCTGCCGCCTTCCCGCAAGATAAGAACTGGGACACAAGTGCAGTATCAGTACCGCTGACGCCTTCAGTCAAGACCAACAACATCCGCCGGATCTTTATCGGGACTGTTTCGGAGGTTTCTACTGACGATGGCGTTCTGATACTGGAGGGGCCGGCTGATATTACATCACTTGAGGCGTCAGGCTATAGCCTCGCCCCTGGCACTCAAATATGGTGCGAAACCCCTGCGGATCTCACTGATCCAGTCAGGGCTACGCTGAATGGATCGCCGTTCAACCCGGCTTTCCCTGACACCATCGGCTTTGTTACAGGCGGTGGCAACAACTTCCCAGCCGATGGCGTGGGCATGGTTGGGCGACGTGTCTATGTGCGCCGCCTGGTAGACATCAGGACCACAAGCGAACGCCGCGCTGAATTGGTACTAGGCAATACTGCCAACAGCCGCATCCCTGAAACAAATTTTGTCCTGCAAACTGACCCGTCCAGGACGGGAGCAGGGGCACTGTTTAATGCCACAACTGAAGTTCTGACTTGCTACAGCTCAAGCAAGACATTCCTTTCGGGGATTGACCTAGCCGT